AGAACTTGATAATGAATCAAAAAAAGAATAAACTTAACTCCTCGCTGACTGGCCGCTTTTGATCTGCCCACCTCTGGCCGCTTTTAAAGTGCCCGCTGACAATCGATGAATAATATGGGGCATTTTGCCCATATTTGGCAATAAAAAAGGCCAGTAATTTGCTTGAAATAACTGGCCTAAGCTATTGATTATAAATGGTGCCGGGGGCGGGAATCGAACCCGCATGTAGTTGCCTACGCTGGATTTTGAGTCCAGAGAAATATAAAGATAATTATAAATTAATCAATATATGGAAATCCATAAAAGCAACTAAAAAGCAACGGCTTACAAATCTACTTCTTCCATCGATTTACCGATATCCTCAACGTAAACCTGCTGGTAATGCTGGACCATCTGGTCAGTTTTATGTCGCAGAAATTTCTTCGCGATTTGCTGGGCATTTCCCGTTGTGTAGTACCGTTCGAGGATTCTCCGGCCAGCCGTATGTCGAAAGATATGCGTCGGCATCTTCTTGTTGATTCCTGCTCTGTTCATGGCATCCCTGAAGTGCCTGGCGACAGTATCAGGTTTTTTTTTCACCAGGAATTCGTCCGGATGCTGTTTCAGAACACCAGTCCACTTCCAGATTCTAGCCAGCCGCTTATCCAGGGGAATGTCAGTCTGCTCGCCGTTCTTGGTTTTATCCAGTCGAATGATTCCAGCTTCAGTATCCACATCGCTGACTTTAAGGGCACAGGCTTCTCCTACTCTCAAGCCTGAATATCTGAGCAGATGGAATATGAGCCTGTCGTCTTTCGCAAGTTCTCGATGCATCCTGGACATCTCATCACGGGTGAGTACATCCGGGCGAGGTTTGGATGTTTTAAAGAATTCAACCCTATCGAAAGGGTGGGAATGGATAATTCCACGACGAAACGCCCACCTGAAAAGCACCCGAAGATGACGAAGATCGTGATTCACACCACGGCGCACTCTCTGGTCTGTTGCGAAATTAGTCGCCTTTTGGGCAATGCGTTTGTCAAAAAGGTTGTCACGGAAACGATGTAGTAACTCTGCGGTCACCCTATGGGCATAGATGTCACCGGCATACTCAATCAGACGTCGCATGGCTATTGTTTCACGCCAGCAGTCATGTTCTTTGCTCCGTAGAATTACATATTGTCCCAGGAGTTGGCCAAGATGGATATGTTCCGGCCCGGACTCTTGCCGCTCTTTGGCGATGATCGTGTCAGCAAAACGTTTTACTTCCCGGTAGGGAATAGAAGGGGGGAAACGTCTGGTATGTCGCACACCGTCCAGGCTCCAGTGGACTTTATGCGCAGTGCCGGATTTGGTATGTATTTTCTGGATGTGGGGCATATGGATTTGTTCAACGGATTTCGTGTATCTAGTAAGTTATCAGTACACTTTATGAGACAAAAATAGGACGCTACCCAGAATTTTCGGATCCGTTTCGCACAGCAGAACAAATCCGTTCAATAGCGAGATCGAAATTGGTTTCGACCTGATGCCCCCAAATTCTAAGCACTTTCCACCCCATGGATCTTAGCTCTCTGGTGTTTTTTTTATCACGGCTTCGATTCTTTGAGATTTTATGTTTCCAGAAGTCAGAGACTTTGCTTTCCCAGGTTGGGAATCGATATCCATGCCAAAAATCACCGTCTACAAATACAACTATTCGGGATTTTTTAAACACAATATCCGGTTTGCCCGGAAGTTCTTTTACATGTTTGCGGAACCTCAAACCTTTTTTATGCAAAGCTGAGCGAACACGTAATTCAATTCCGGTATCCTTCCCCCTGATGCGGGACATGCAGTAGCTGCGCTGTTCTTGTGTGAGGTTATCTGGCATCTGGACCTTTATCATGTTCTTGGAGTTCCTGGAGCCTTTGGTCAGATGGGGATCTCGAGCCAAGAATAGCCAAAAAATCTTTCCATGTCCCTTCTGCTTGATTGAGAAGGGATTTCCAAGTGTATGCATGAATATGAATCCTGTCGAGATCTAATATCTCGGCCTTAATAGTTGGATCATTATCTAGGCGATCCGCAACAATCAGACCTGTAACTTTTTCGATGCCCAGAGCGGTTTCTACCTTAATTTTTTCTCTAATGTGATGGACATAGCGACGGCATCTTGACAGATGATCCCAGTCAGCTTTTTTGCCTGGGCGCATAAATTCGACAATCAGAAGATGTTCGTGACTTCTTAGCGCTAAGTCTATACGCTTTCTCTGTCCGTCCTCATCCGTTTCGGCCAAGCCCGATACTTTGGCAGCCTCATCCATAAATCGTTTTACCGAAGTTTCCTTCTTAAAAGTCTCCCATTTAGGATCGAGCAAATAAGGTTTTTCAGCAATTAGATCCCTGATCGAGTTTTCCAATTCGCCCTTTTCAACTAGAGATTGCAGCCCCCTGATAGCTTCAAGTTTCGTCCGGACCGCTTCAGCAAGATTAAGCGCAACCAGTACATCGGCTTCAGTAAGGGCGGATAAAAGCCATTCAGTTGTGACATCCGAATTATTCGCTAGGTCATTAATTAAGTCTCTTAAGCGCCCTTGTTCCCAAGCTTGCAATATTGCTATACCTAGAGTTTGAAATTGACCATCTGACAGAGTAGAAATTGCACCAAGACTTGTAAGGGCACGTTTGATTGTACGTTGTTCATATTTCGGCAGTTTTTCCAGCCTTTGAGAGAATGTCGCCACTTTTGCCTCGATCTGAAGCCTGCGTTTTTCACCACGTCGATCACGCCAGATGCGGAGTAGACTTTTAATTAGATCCTGTCCCCATTGCTCGAGAGGTATGGTTTCAACATGTGTCCAATTAATCCGCTGTCTTTCTGTCGCAATTATATCCTCAGTCAGTTCATCTATATAATCAGCTTCAATCTGCCCTGACAAATATTCTTGGCCATGCTGACCGCTGAGGCCACCAGTAAGGTTGAAAAAGAAGGGGATTTGAGAAATTTTTCCTTTTGAAAAGACTGAAATACCCCTTAGTTCCTCCTCCTCAATCGGTTCAGAATAGAAGAATACCCGCCATTTAATTTCTCTATTGTTTGTAAGCTTTTCAATACCCCACCCATTTACTTCATTCAAGCCGTTCGGTTTTTTAGCTGGGTCGTAGTCTCGAGGGAATATGTATTCAACTCCTTCAAAACTTTCTTCTGGTAAAACCTGATCGTCAACTAGAACTTTAAAATCCTGCGAACGCTGGTGCAATAGGAATCTTCTCGCCATGCTGCGTGAAAAGTGATCACGTGAAATACGTCTTCCAATTGAAAGACTTTTTAATATTACAGATGTTCCATGATCATTTTTTCTCTCTTCAAGCGGTTCTAAATAATCAAGGACTTCGATTTCACTTCCAGTGGCATCTACATAGGAATCTGACCGGAGCATATTGATATCCATTTCAAATATTGTTTTTTCACCGGTCTTTTTACTTATTGTTTCTATCCTTATTACGCTGGCAATCCCAAAACCGGCGAATTTACCGATGCCTTTGCGCCCAAGCACCGGTCGATTCTTCCCTTCAGTATGTTCATTTGGTTTTCCACCCCTCCGGCACCAACCGATATTAAGAAAGCGATTCTGGCACTCCTCAAAGGTCATTCCAATACCGTCATCTTTGACTATCAATTCAGCGGCCTCTCCGGATTCATCCGGCAGGATGATATCTACCCTTTCTGCATCCGCGTCCCATGAATTTGATATTAACTCCGCAACAGCAGCTACTGGGCTCTGATACATTTGAATTCCGAGATGATCAATAATACGTCCGCGGAATGCCAAGTGTAGAGTTTTTTCGGTATTGCTCATTCCTGAAGTCCTATTCTGGAAAGTGATTGTATAATGCATCGAGCATGTGCTTCTATAAACGCTGGAGGCAGAGCGTTCCCAATCATAATAGCAATTGCAGTTTTATTGTCGGAAATTGGAAACTTGTAATCGGGCGGAAAGCTTTGAAGGAGTGCCGCCTCTCGCATTGTGATATTTCTATCCTCTTGCGGATGCAGAAACCTTCCTTTGGATGGATTGAAGCATCCTCCGGTGATGGTTGGTGCTACATCCTCCCAAGTCATACGACCATAGACATCCTTGAAGCCTGCGCAACGTTTGTGACAATCGAGCTGAAATTCTTCCGGCAGATCTTTTCGACTTCCACCATTTTTTGGAATGCGCCTAATTATCTCAAGGACTCTTGGAGATCGCTTCTCGGGCATGTCATGGAGTGGATCACCGCTTTTCCCAGCTTTCGGTAAATTTCCGATTGTTTCCTGTACCGTTACGCGATTTTTGTTTTGAAGAGCAAAAGGGATTTTATTTCCCAGCCCAGCTAAATAGATCAATCTACGTCTTCGTTGGGGGACATCATAGTCGGCTGTGTTTAGAATATCATGATCTCCTTCATAGCCAAGATTCTTGAGCCTCTGTTTAAATGCTATAAAGTTACTGTCGGCAGCAAGTCCTGGTACATTCTCCATCATTACAGCTCGGGGACGGATGACTTCAACAAACCGGCTGAACTCAAATAACAAGTCATTTCGCGGATCATCAACTCTGATAGAGCCGTTCAGTGTCCTTATCTTTGAAAAGCCTTGACATGGTGGGCATCCGGCAAGGAGATCCAATTTTCCTTTTTCCAGATTGAGGCTGGAGAGCAGTTCCCTGGGATCAAATACTCTAATGTCCTTTTCCCATAGCATAATCTCGGGATGATTAGCTTGATATGTCATCACAGACAGTGGATCGATATCCACTGCGCCCAAAACCCTGAATCCTGCTGACTTCAAACCAACAGTCAGACCGCCACATCCGCTGAAGAGGTCAATGGCTGTAAGCTGCTTTCCTTCTTTGAAGTGTACTGCCATCTGTTTTTCCGAGTTGTATTGCGAAGATAATGTAATGAAAAGCATTAAAAATGCGAGAATGTGTTAAAAATATAATAAAAGACATCTCGCCGTCCAACAAAAAAAGGGCTTCTTCGCTGGAGACAGAACGACCTAAATTTGTTGAAAGTTCGTCAAGGCAATCTAATAGCTAAAGTTATCCGTTTCGTCAGGATCGGGGATCCGTTTGCCAAGAAACCTTTCGAAAAGGTCATTGAGAAGACAGGGTGGTTGCTGCAATCGAAGAATCCGCCAGGCCTGTGAATCGATCGGAATTTTCTCCGCCCAATTCGGAGGGAATCCAAGCTCAACAAGCGCATCTTCAAAAGTCTTCCCTGTCGCACTAAAGTTGGCTTCGGTCAAGTACCACCGAGGGTCAACAATGGTCTTAAAAGCCGAATAGCACTCGTACACTACTGTGACAAGCGACGTGAAATACTGTTCGCATGCCCATACCGCATTAGCAAGGACTGTCGAATCCTGACTCTGAGCGTTTGGGAGCAGAAGGATGTGATCTAGATTATTGCCATGCAGTTGTCGAGCAAGATACTCGGAAAGATGTTCCAAGGGCACATGGTTCAATGGATTAGCCCCAGTGTGAACCACTTCGTTGCGTATCTCCAGAAAAAATGGTGCCATCGGGTCAGTCATCAGCTGCTTCTGCGCTCTGTAGTACCAATCTTCGAAACCATGCATACCTTTCATGCTGGCCTGCATCGACAAAGTCACGCTTCGACCTGCTGAAACGAATGCACTGAAATAGCAATTTGCTTCGAAACTAAACGGTCTTGATTCGCGGAGTTGGCTGAGAAAGAACTCGGCTTCACGAAGTTTATCTTCAACAATTCCAAACGACCTAGCCATAGTTCGACTGCCCTTTGCGCTAGAATCGACTCGGTATAAATAGACCGGGCAATCACTATTTAAATTGTGCGAAAATCCCGGCCGGTGATGCTTTTTCTGTTTGCTGAATAAAGGCACCTAACTGATCCAGAGCTTCTTGGATTTGATCATCGTTCATGTTCTGGTCCTGGGCTTGATCCCACAACCACTCCATGTAACCACCAAGCGCTTCTGGATAGTTGATTGTATCGTGTTCAAGATTATCGAATAGAAATGGGTTTCCTTGTTTATCACATGAACCACCGATCATATGAAAGGAAACATCCCAGCCGGTTTGAGTGCGATTGACGTTGTAACGGTCATTATGCCCCCAACGACGCGAATAAACCTCAATATGCATTTGTCACTCCTTTCTTATGTCTAACTTGGCCGCATTACCGATTCCTCAATAGGCCATACAGGTAAGTGGAAGCTGCGTTCGGGCGATGACGGTTCCGCAGTTTTTGATCGGTGATAGTTTTTTCTCTCTGCAATCTTGATAAGGTGATCAGCCAGCTTCGCGTCCTCGCACAATCCTCAGAAACTCTGAAAGGCAGATCAACCATTTTTGCTGTTCTTCATTATAAGTTGAGTGCAGATTTGCCGGCAGGACCAGCTGGAGATGGTGAGCCCGCATCTCATCTGTCTGATTATTGGAAATGGCCGGCTCCAGTGTCAGGAGATGTTTTTGGCGAATTCTTGCTGCTTCAGAAAGCACCTGGCGCCACCTGTCCTTGCAGGTTGATTTGACACCGAGCATTGTCAGCCGGGCGTCAGGAAATTCCGGGGTGTGGTAGTTATGGATGTCCGGAAATATGAAATCCGGCTTCGCCTTGTTTTCGGTTACCTTGCCTCTTGAATAGTGGATCCGGTTGGCGGCGAATATTTCTTCAAGGTGGTTCTCCAGCGCGTAGCCGGCCCGCGATTTTCTGCGATTCTGGACACTCAGCGAATAGCTGAGGAAATCATCTACGGAATCAGTAAAACCTTCTCTCACTCGGTTTGATATCAGATGCTTTTCGAAGGCCCTGAATAACAATTCTTCCTTATCGATCCAGTAAACCAAGGTTCCATCAGGATCATGGATGGCGTCGCACTCTGTGAATGCTTCGCGAGCGAACCTAGAAAAGACATCAGTTGGAGGGAACTCATTCCCGAATCTGGCAATCAGGCGATCGAGGTGTGTGTCGTCCCGTTCCCGGACTTCAATGCCAAGCTGCTCGAGAATATATCGGGTGGAAAGATCGACCTCGACATCATTTTCATCCTCGATCAGCTTTTCCGAAAAACGCTCTGCACCGTCAGGCCTGATTCCAAACAGCCATGATATTTGTGATTCGTACGTGCTGCCGGCCTTGCATATCACCGCAAGCAGGGAGTCATCAGGTTTGAGCGCAATGATCAGGAGATCACCGGTGGTTGCCCGGTCGATTGAGTCGTTGCCCGGGAAATAGAGCCGATGTTCCGATCTGGTAGGGTGATTCTCCCTGGCATCATACCAGGTCAGCTGGACGGCTATGGCAAGATTATCTGCTTCTTCCTCTCCGAAGTAAAGCATACGGGTCGGGAAATTTCTTTTTGCTTCACCAAAAAGGTTGATTAACTCTCTGGTGCCATTAAACTCATGCTGATGGGAAACCTGGAGATCAGTTTCCACTGCAGACAGACGCTTGAATACAATTCCCCTGACGTAGCTTGACAGATACCCCATCTTCATCCCGACCTGTTCCCTTCCAGAATTCCGGTTTTCTGATCAGATCTTAACCACTCAGCCGTCTCTGCAATGATATCCTCAATGGGGCGTTTGGTTTTGCCCTTCAGGGCACATTCCCAGATAACCAGCACTCTCCAGCCTGACCTTTGGAGTTCTTCCAGATGCAGCCGGTCATTTTTTCTGTTGCCGGTCAGTTTACTTTGCCAGAAGTCTGTTCTTGTTGCCGGCCACTTGAACAGATGGCAATCATGCATGTGCCAGAAACAGCCGTTGATGAAAATCACTGCCGTGTAGCGAGGAAGAACAATGTCAGGCTTCCCTGGCAGCTTTGTTGAGTGTAACCTGAACCTGAATCCAAGCGCATGAAGCTTTTTCCGGATAATAATTTCAGGTTTTGTATTGGTACCCTTGATCCCGGACATCATTTTGCTGCGGATTTCCGGGCTTACGACATCAGTCATGGTATGAAGGTTTCCTGATATGCATATTGAAACCTTAACTGGTGCTCGACCGGTTTGTACTCATCACCCAATATGTGGGGGAGCATAGCCCATGCCACAGCTTCGACAACCGGCACTACAACCGAATTCCCGAATTGCCTGTATGCCTGGGTGTCTGAAACGGGGATAGTAAATTTCCGGCCATATTTATCAAAGCCCATTAGGCGTGCGCATTCCCGAGGAGTCAGACGCCGGGGATTACGGCTTGGCTGACGGATGAGTATTTCCGAGCCGTCTTTATAATATCTGGCGGACAGAGTTCTTGCGACATCCTCCGGTCCTACAAGTCCAAATCCAAAGCCATTTCCTCTGGCCCGGTGCTTTTTTGCATAATTCTGCAGGTATGTCCACAGTTTGTCAGTCAGCGTGTATTTTGGATTAACCCGACCTTCAGGCCCATCGGTATAGGGAGGATCTGGGAGTTCGCTGCCATCCTCTTTATGAAGGATCAATCCTAAAAGTGGGGGAGTCGTATCACGAGGTAGTCTCAAGTCTTCAAAAGAAAAGCCCGTGTCCCTTTTAAAGCCTGCGATAAAGATTCGCTCCCTGTGCTGGGGCACAAAATACCGAGCATCGATTATCCGGGCATCAAAGTAATATCCGAGTTCCAGCAGAGTTTCGCAAATAACTTTAAAAGTCCTGCCTTGATCATGACTTTTCAGATTCTTGACATTTTCGAGGAGAAAGGCGTCCGGCTTGTGGTGCTCCAGGATCTCAGCTACCTTGAAAAACAGAGTTCCCTGGGTTTTATCCCTGAATCCGTGAGGACGGCCGAGTGAATTCTTTTTTGATACGCCAGCGATGGAGAAAGGCTGGCATGGAAAGCCGGCTACCAGAAGGTTATGGGGCGGGATCTCTTCAGGCAGCACTTGATTAATATCGCCATCTATTCTGTGAGAGGATGGAAAATTGGCGAGATAAGTTTTCAGGGCATGTGAATCCCATTCGCTTGTGTAGACGCATTGTCCACCGATCGATTCGAATGCAAGCCGCATTCCACCTATGCCGGCGAAAAGGTCAATAAAGGTAAAAGCCGGCCGCCTTGCTACTTCCAGCCTGGGCAACAGTTCTGTGAGCTTTTCAAGTACCAACTTGCCTGGCTTGATTTCACCTCTTTCCCAACGATAAACAGTCCGGATAGTGGCTCCACAAATCTCAGCTACTTCAGGGATTCCCAATCCGGACTGTTCACGAAGTATAGAAAACTGGTTAAGGAATGTCTGTTTCACTTGCATCCTCGGGGTCTATAATTGACATTTTGACAAATATAAAGGCATTTTATGAGGATTGCAAGCATTTAATATTTTATTCTATTAAGTCGATACTGAAAAACCATTAATTGATAGAAAACAGCTGAGTTTCGGCCCGAAATAATTTTTGCATGATAGCGAGAACCAGCGGTCTCCAAGACATTTTTAACGTGACAAGATAGATTCAGAGATCAACTTGTCGATGCGCCGAATATCAATGCCCTTATTAAGATTAATTTTTATATGACCGGCTTTAGTCCACAGTTCGATCTCTGAATTGAAGTCGAAAATTTTGCCTGCGTTCTCTGATGACCACATCACAATCGAGGAGTAAGGGAGGGAGTAAATCTCGACCTTTTTCCCGGTTAATCCCTGTGCGTCTCTGACAATGAGCCGTTTGTTTGAAAAGATCGCGACATCCCGAAATGTTTTATAGGCAGTGACAGCAACCTCGCCTTCAACTAATATCTCCTTCACCTCTTGTGGTATTGGGCATTCCGAAACCAGGGTCCACACAAGTAATGCGTTTATTTCTGGCATGTTTGCTCCTTTTCTGCGATATTACAGATCCAATCTGCTAAACAGATGTATTTAATTTTCAACAGTATCACAAGTACCAGATTCAAGAATGACATTAAAGATGGACTAACACTCAACTTTACGCGCAACATAGCTTTCTCCGCGTCGCACGCCGGTGTAATCGCGCTAGGCTGGAATGTTATTAAGTTGGCAATGTCTATGTTATTTGATCTAATCTAACGGTTCCCGATTCCCTCACTTCTCTTGCTAACTTGGTAAGTTTGCCTAAAGCAACGACATGTTTCAAAGCTCGTTCTGCTGAGAGATTGCGTCGTTCATGATGCATGAGTTCATTCCGTTCATGGATCGCCTCAACACACAGGCTGTAAAGTGCTTGGTCCACCTCAACAGCGCGTTTGCCAAGTTCTCTTCGGATCCATACTGAAGCCAAGTCTGCAAGTGGTGTTTCCCTCACTATCCGGTCAATTGCAGACCTGCTGATGCTATAAACCTGAAGTTTGTGTGTCATTAGTTTCTTTACTTCCGCCTCTAGGGCTGCGACTGCCTCAATCAATGCTAATCGAGGGTTGCCAAGGTCCGGGTCGCATTCCCCTTTGGCTGATGCGAGTAAAACATCAGAAAATGGTGGCTGATTCGAAACCTCAAGCCTCGATGTTATTTCAGGCCAGTGATGAGGTTTGATGAGCGAATTGATATCACCTGGATCGGTCCAACTGCGGAGTCTCAACAGGCGGTTAAGAAATGTGTCGCTGACGTTTCGTACCACGCCAGTTGGCAGTATCCAGTGGTTTCTAGCAGTGGTGACAGGAAGCGTGCCTGGAATCAGGTACTGACCATACTCGACCTTCAGGATGGTGAGAAAATTACTGATAGCCCCTCTGATTTGTTCTCCTACTTGTTTGAGGTATGGCCCAAGGATAGGATCTGTAAATAACTGATCGCACATCTGACCTGCAAGCGATGCAGATTGGTGCCGCAGTTTTTGACGCCTGGTTTCTACTTTTTGATGATCTGCCAATAGTCTAGGTGTGTCGCTCTCCTGAATCGACTCTGGGCAGCGTCTAATCACTGGATTCTCCTGCGGCCGGCTTAAATAAAGGGCGGACGCATATGGGTGACAATCGGTCGTGAGAGCAAGATCGAACTCCTGTGGGCATGCTGACGTCACAAGGTGTGCGAAGAAGCTATCAATTGTGACCGACGGCTCGCCTTCTCGATTCGGTGACGGGGCATCCCACTCATCGAAGTAGAAGCCGATACGGCCTATCTCGGACTTGATTTGGGCACCGTCTTCAAACTTCAGTGGCAGAGGTGGTGCAATATTTAGAACTTCTCGAGGATACTTTAGTAGTAGCAACAACTGAAAGGACATAATTCTCCTTGAAAGTCGGTTTAGCTACGGTGACGAGATTAATTTTCCCTTGTGTATGGTTAAGCGGCATTCTTATCTCACTACCACCATCCTCCACATCATCCTTTTTTTCCCTCCTGCAAAACCGCCACCTATGAGAAAACGGCCATGGTCAGCTCAGTGTGATTTATCAATTAGGTTTGAGCGATGCGATTATCGCCAATAATAATATTATTATAGCTAAGGATAATATCAAAATGTATATACTTTTTTGACCTATTGTTCTAAAACGCGAAAAATTAAAATGCTGCATTTTGCCCGGGTCTCCATGCGCATGAAGAACAGCAAATTTATATCCGCATCCGGAGCACATGCGGGATTCTTCGGGATTCTCAAGACCGCAACTAGGGCATATCATATTGAATATCTCTTAAAGGTTTCATTTGGCAGTTTTCTCACCTCATGGGAGTGCCTCCCGTTGAGCCTTTTCAAAGTTACTTAGATCGCTCGGCACTCTCGCGTTTAATAGTTACTTTGTAAGTGACTGGCTATCTAGGTCCGGTACGCACTGATGCTAGGTGTCACTTCCTCCAGCCACGTTCACATGGATCATCCAATGGCCAACTTAAAGAATGCAAATAACTATTCGGATTGTTTGCGAAGAGCATTCTCGGCAGCGTTGAGTTTGGCCTCAAGGTCTATGACCATATCTTCGACGGCGTTGTGCAAATCTCGAATGGAGGCGAGCGAACTCGGAAGTTTTTCGCTTACTACTCGGTAGAGTCTATCCATTTCGATAGGATAAACCCCACGCATTCCCTTCTTCAGAAGATCATCTGCGAGTGTGATGATGTGGTCTCCCATGTAGCCAGACTGCCCAACATCGGGCCTCAAGCCATGTTCGATACGACTGTATTTATCTATAGCCCAATACCGTTCGCGACATGATTGTACTCGGTCATAGAGTTCTATAAGACGCATTGTGTAGGCCTGCGACTCGGCTGTAATGCGTAGCGTCGCCAGAGATGTGAGTTGAACGTTCGTTAGGGTAGCGGCCTCTAACGCTCCTGCTTGATAGCCCACCTCTGCCAAGAGAATACCGCGGTCAGCGCCCATATCGGAAACGATTTCACGAAGAGCAAGAACATGGAGCTTCGAGATGCGGGTTTGCCATTGCTTGCACTCGACTATCCAGAGAATCTGGAATCCTGCATATTGTAAAGTGACAAGCACATCGATGTCATGTGTAGTACGTACTCCTTTTCTCGACACATCAGTGTCGGCGGTCATGCCCAAGCTGCGAAAAAACTCTGCAGCTTCCTCCTGGTACTGCTTCCACGTTTCAGTTACAACCAAGTGTAGAGTCCTTTCATTTGGCGGTGAAGAAGTGGCATTATAATTGAATTTGTACCTAATACAATGATTAAGTAGCCTTATTTCACCACTACCATCTTCCTGGTCATTCTCTGTGTCTATCCGGATAAAATTGCAATGTAGGCAACACTCGGCAAATCCCCAGCATGCACAACCACCTGATGTTTCCCGATAGAAACGGCCCCGGAGAAGGGGAGCAATTCCAGCTTTGCGGTCAAGTTGAAGACTTCGAGCTTTACCACCTGGGGCCGGTCAGACCAGAAGCGGAAAATATTCAAGGTTTTTCGATTGAAATAGTAGGAAATAGATCGTAAAAGGAGGGGAATTTTAAGCGAAAATGGAAGGAATTTGCATACATTAGTTACTGGCACCACCAGCTTCGTCATCACACCCCTCATCTCAATTCAGTCGCTCATCCTCCGTGCTGCGTTCTAGAACCTCCTGCAAGACGGCACAATGAAATTCGCGTTCAAAAGCGTCAGCCAGAATTGATAAGACTACTTTTTTGTAACCGATAGAAAGTCCTCGAAAAGACTCGATCAATCTTCTCTCCTGGTTCCCTCCCGTATCTTTCTTCTTTCCAGCATCTTGCATAGCGTCTCCACAAAGTTCAACACATCATCCTGGTCCTCAGAGCCCAGTTCCCTGTAGAGAGTAAGCAATCTGCGTTCCTCTTTGTCGAGGTCTTCGTCGAATTTCCGTTCTTCCTTGATAAGAATCACATCATCGCCGTTGCGTTCAAACCGGTATCCCATTGCATCGGCGACTTTGGCAATATTCTCTATCCGGGTCCGCTTGGTGTTTCCGTTTAGAATGTAATAAATGGTTGAGGGATTCAGCCCTGCTAGCTGGGCTATCCGCTCGGGCGACGTACCTCGATCCACCATCTGCGTCAGTGCAGATTTGAATCCATCGACTTTAACCGTTGCTTTGTGATCTATCATGATTCAAACTTATTGGAATTAATTGATTGAATCAACATGAATAGTTATGAAAAGGTATGAATAAGATTGAAATAAAACTTGACAAAGTCAAATCAATTCAGTAAAATAGTACAGTAATTCAAATTAATTCAGGAGGAGCATTGAAAACAAAACTGGAAGTAAAAATCGCTGAAAGTGGGATAAAACAGCGATTCATTTCCGACAAGATCGGTGTGCATGAATCGCTCCTGAGCCGATATGCTTCTGGGATGAGAATGCCGCCGGAGGTATTGATGAGGCTCTCAACATTTTTTGATTGTGATCCATCAGAGCTTGTTGGCTATGCAGAAGAGGTACTCTCATGAACGTCAAAGCCCATGATGCATTCATTGACTGTCTGGATGCAGCATACCCGCGCCGGCAACTATTCCGTATTGAGGAGTTGGTTGAGTTTTTCGGATGCTCGCGGACCACAATCGAGCGCTGGATGCGCAACAAGAATGTCCTGACCATTGTCACACCCGGCGGGGTGAGGATCCCCCGGTCGGAAGTATTCAAGCTGACAGCCTATTAAGAAGGCTGACTGCAAAGTAGTTAACATTCATTATTAACAAAGGAGGAGGAAGGACAGTGGAAAAAGCAAGAAAAGTGATGTCCAGGCCTGAGCGGCTCTACTGGCATGTGAAGTGCCTGCTACGAGGCGGGAGGGTGAGCTGGCACGGAGCAGGTATTGCTCGCGCATTGTTTTGCGGCTGGAACTGGAGAGGGTTGCTCGACTGGCTGATCGCTTTCGGCGTTATGATCTTCGTCTGGTTTTTCCTGACGGTTTTCTTTATCATCGGAGGCGCTCAATGACTGCAGAACAGCAGAAATGGGCTGATGAATACCTGGCGAAAAATCCGCACCACCGGGTGATTGACAAAGGCCCTAAATGCCTGGTGATCCTGCCCAAAGACACATCAGTATGCGATGAATGGCGGCAAATGCGGCATGAGAAAGACCTGCTGAATTATGGCGGGGACGAGCGGTATGAAGAATAAAAAAGCCCTTGCCGGGTACGAACCAGCAAAGGCCTAAAGCAACTCAAAGACCATAAAAGGTAAGGAGAAATTCAAACAATGTCAATGGAAATCGTGAAAATCGAACCCAACCAGATCGTGGCCAGCAACCAGCTTTCAAGCCGCGATCTGATCGCCCAGGTCGGCCTCATCCAGGACGTCATGCGCTCTGTGATGAAGGACGGCGAGCACTTCGGCAAAATCCCCGGCTGCGGCGAAAAGCCGACCTTGCTCAAGGCTGGTGCTGAAAAACTGGGATTCACCTTCAGACTTTCACCTGCATTCACCATAACCAAAACCGACCTCCACAACGGCCACAGGGAATATGAGGTGGTCTGCTCCTTGACCCACATCAACACCGGGCAGATCTGGGGGCATGGAGTCGGGTCCTGCTCCACCATGGAAAGCAAATACCGCTACCGGACCGGTAACGCCGAATCAACCGGAAAGCCGGTACCCAAAGATTACTGGAAAGACCGCGATCCATCGCTCCTGGGCGGGAAAGGCTTCGTTGCCCAGAAGATCGACGGGCAATGGATGATCTGTGCGAAGGGCGACAAAGTCGAAAACGAGAATCCGGCAGACCAATACAACACTGTCCTCAAGATGGCCAAGAAGCGGGCCCTGGTCGATGCCATGCTCACCTGCACCGCGGCCTCGGACATCTTCACACAGGACATCGAGGATTTCTCCGGAATCGACAATGTCCAGGAAGCAGTAGTAGTCACCGAAGAGAAAAAGCAGCCGCCGGCATCCCAGCCTAAGCCGGAAGAGAAACCCAGACCGAAAGTTACAGAAAAGCCGGCTGAAACCTACCACGAAAAATGCGACCGGGGTTTGAAATGGCTTCGCGCACACAAGGCCGCTCAGGCCTACACCGATCTCCTTTCCTTCTACAACGCAGCATCCCCCGAAGATATCCCTGAAAAGAGCAGGGATGAATTCCTGACCCGCCTCCGCAGCATCATGGAAACCGTCAGACACCAGCAGCTCCAGAAACAGGCGAAAGAAGAAATGGGCGATTCCTACCCGATCACAGGTGCTCCACAGGAAGAAGAGATCGACATTGTACCCGTAACCGAGGAGCTGAACTTTTAATGGATGCCATGACGATGATGTTCCGCGGCGTCGATCCTGACGCCATCCAGACCCCCGAAGCCGAAGGGCTTCCCGATACGATCATCACTGACTACCGCCAGATCAAACTGGCGGTGGTCGACATCGAGGTTTCGGACGCGACAGTCTTTGAGGCGACCGAGTACACCAAGCGGCTGACAGTATTCCGGAAGGCCCTGGATACCGAGAAAAAGAAGGTACTGGATCCACTCAAAGCAGCGGTCGCTGCTGCAGAAGCCCCCTTCAAGCGTCTTGCTGGAGAGCTGGAAAAGCTCGATAGCATGCTTCGCGGAAAGCTCCTGACCTATAACCAGGCAAAACGTGCTGCCGAGCAGGCTCGCCTGGAGGCTGAACAGGAAGCGCAGCGTAAGGCCCTGGAGGAGGCGACAACCAAGGCGATTCTCGAAGGTAATCTGGAGGACGCCCGCAAGATCGCCGAGGCTGAGAAGTACACCTCAGAGCAGGTGGTGATTGCCCCCAAGGTGAGCGTCCATGCCCCTCAAGCCACCGCATCGACCGTCACCCGGTGGAAATACGAGGTCACCAATCCGGTTGCAGTCCCGCGGGAGTACTGTGAACCTTCGTCCGGACTTATCAACAAAGCCGTCCAGAATGGAGTCAGAATGATCCCAGGCGTCCGGATTTGGCCGGAGGAAAGCATTTCAATCAGATAATTCCACCCGACACCCGGGCGGTCTGGCACAAATAGCCCGCCTCCTAATAAACGCCAGGCCGCCCAGGAATTCTAATTGTGAGGTGTGAGATGTACGTTTATTTAAAATCTAACTCTGATTCTGGTCTGTGGACCGTAGGCTTCTATTCTCCGAACGGAGAATGGATTCCGGAAAGTGATCATGATAGCCCTGAAGAGGCTGCACAAAGAGTTCATTATCTTAATGGTGGTGAGGATAAGTGATTATTCATCGCGCAAAATCCGGCTCCGGGATCTTTTTCAGGCTCGAGAAAGAGGACTTTCGCCTCGGAGACTGGAAGGGTTTTCTAGCTCAGGTAAAACGGCTCGAGAAAGCTGTCTATAAACCGGTTGAGATCAACGACCCTGACGAGGAGTGGTGGTGGATCGGCAATGAGTGCGTTTCCCGGTTCCTCATGTACAAGAAAGCATTCCTTGATGATACCATCGCCAGGGAGAAGCAATATCAGCGTGACGGCTATGAGCCCATTCCCCGGCCATGGCGCAGACCAAGATCGAGATAAAGAGAGGACCACAGACATGGACAGAATCATTCTTGAAGGCACACTGACGAAGGTCACCTCGTCGCGTGCCCAGAAAGCCGAGCTTACGCTTGGTAAGGTTGAGATGTGCTGGCAGATCAGGGACCCGGAGCAGGTAGGGCTGTTGACTATGCTGCAGAATGGCATCGTTCGGATCACCATCGAAAATCCGCAGATGGAGATGTTCCGGAGGCAGGCGGAGGCAGAAAACGCCCAGTACGGGCTGGATCTCGAGGGCGAGGAGGTGGGGGAGGATGTTGATGAGGCTTTCCGTCCGCTGCTGCCAGGACACGACGATAAAGGCGAGGATCCATTCGAAAGCACTGAGGTCACAAGTGAGGAACTCGGGGAAGAATTCAATAATACGGAGAGCGAGAGCTAGATGGCAAAGCGCTTCACTGACACAGGCAAATGGGAGAAACCGTGGTTCAGGAAGCTGACGGCTGCCCAGAAATGTTTCTGGATGTACTTGCTGGACAAGTCGGATCATGCCGGAATCTATGAAGTGGACCTTGAACTTGCGGAGTTTTTTATCGGCTGTAAAATCGATGAGGATTTCCTGAACCCGTTTGAAAAGCAGATTCAGGTTATTGATGAAGGGAAACGCTGGTTCATCAGGGATTTCATTTCTTTCCAGTACGGAGAGTTGAACAACTCTGTCCAAGCCCACCGCTCGGTCATAGCAACCCTTTCAAAGAAGGGAATTAACCCATTGTCAACTGTTGGGCAACCCTTGCCCAACCCTTCCCCAAGGGTTAAAGATAAAGACATGGATAAAGATAAGGATAAAGATGAGGATCAGGATAAAGATAAAGACAGGGATATCGAGGCAGAATCCGAAAAGCCACAAGCCGAAGCCGGCCCGCCTGCACCAGGCCTTCTCGATCCTGAAAAAGACCTGTGGGAGAAGGGTTGTGCCGAGTTCGGGGAGGATCCGGATGCGCTGGGGCTGACCACAGAGCGGCGATTCGTGCTCAGAGCCATCCGATCCCACCATCTTGCCGGGAGTTCCCGGCTCCTCAAAGCCTGTCAGAACAGGGCCAGATCCCCGGCTCCAGGGCAGAATTCCATCACGTTTTTTACCGACAACAAGTTTGAGGCAGTCAACAGGGTGACCCTCTGGGCCCAGGGAGGACCGAAATACAATGACACTGGAAAACAGGGAAATAACCACCACAACCGTGATGCCGACAAGGGAGACGGTGCAGGTTGGGATGCCGTCATACGAAAAATCGAGGCCGATGTCTCCGGTTGATATTCCTGAGTTCCTGCGAAAGCTGGGAGTCGGGCGACGATTCCTGGATGCCAGTTTCGGCAACTACCGCGGTGCTGAAAAGCTGGTCCGGCAAATCCGCTCCGCTATCGACGAGGTTCCCCTCCCGAATGTCTTCCTGTTCGGTGTGACCGGTTCCGGGAAGTCCCATCTGGCGGTTTCGATCCTGAGAGATCATGTCGAGAGCGGCCGTGCATATGGCAAACGGATCATCTACACCACCTTAACAGAGTTTTTTTATAAACTCAAGCAGGCTATCGACTTCGCCTCCGAGTACGAACGGCTGATCAGAACCGCGATTGAATGCGATCTGCTTGTCCTTGATGACCTGGGGAGCGAAAAGGTCTCTGAGTGGTCGGTCGAGGTTCTCTCGATGATTATCGACAAACGCTACTGCGAGCTGCGGCCGGTCATCGCTTCCTCGAATCTGCCGCCAGCCGAGGTTCAGGAACGGTACGGTGCCCGTGTAGCATCCCGGCTCTGCACGGGATATTCCTTTGCAATCGAGATGAGCGACTACCGGAAAAAGATCGCAGCTTCCCGATCTGTGCCCGGGCCGGCCGGCAACCGTGATTTTCAAACTATAAGGGGGGAGGAGCTCAGAAATGGCTGAAAGAACCTACTGCTCTATCGATCCCGGATTGGACACGGGTATCTCGATCTATTCTTCCTCGCGGAGGCTCCTGCAAACAGGGGTGATCAGGTACACAACCTTTGCTGAGTACAAGGAGCGGCTGCTCATGATGAGGAACCGGTGGAGGATCGATGTCGCCCTGATCGAGGCATACTGGCCGATGGGAAAGCAGTTCCGCAATGCCTCGAAGGTAGAGGTCCAGGTGGCAGCGTGCAAGGAGGCTTTCCCTGCTCATATCCTTGTCCATACTTCCCAATGGAATCCCCAATCCATGAGCGAGCGGATGAAGAAGGCTATGGCTGAAAGCGTGTTCGAGTGCAAATTCCCGAACGGGCATGTTGTGGACAGTGCTCTGATGGGAAAATGGCTCTATGACATTCTGGAGAACACCGCTTCTTCTCCATGGGAATTCATGCTGGAACTTGGGCGCACCACACGGCGCTTTCCCCTGCGGTCCCAGCTCCGGAATATGCGGATCCGGCGTTTTGCGGCTGAGAGAATTGCACTTTAAAGGCCTGACTGATGATCTGGCAAGACTTCATTCATCCTGTACTGTTTGCTCTCATTGTCACAGTCGGATTCTTTGATGCTGTCATGGACGCCATCACAATCCAGCGGATTCACATGGGCTACTCTCCATTGAGGGATGCCTGGCACATCAGCAAGCACCTGGTTCGAGCCGGGCTGATCTTCATGGGCATGCTGTTGCCATTGTGCTGGGAGTGGGATCCAGCGGCAACCGGTGTTGTCCTTGTCTGCGGAGTAGTTGCCGGCAGGCTGGTCTGGGATGCTACCTATCGGAATCCATGGCGCTGGTTCAGGCTGGATGAGACCATCAGGATCAGAACAGGCTGTAAGTGGCTCGATAAATTTTTAGGACTCCATTGGTGAGGTGGATATGACAAGAAACAGCAAGTACAAGATGGCGATTGCAGCCCTGGTAATCCTGGACATCCTGCTTCTGCGGGTGTTTTTTGCTATAGGAGCAGAACGGTTTTCATTTTTCCCGGTTGCCGATGATTCAGTCAAACTGCAATGGCGGGCAAACACCGAATCAGACCTTGACGGGTACAAAATCCACTTCAAAGGCCCCGGGTGTGAAGGCTTCCTGTCTGTGAGTAAAGATACCCTCACTACAGTTCAACCGCCTCTGAACTATTTCTATGAGCAGGTGCAGTTCTGGATGACCGCTCTTGATGTGTCTGGAAACGAAAGCGCTCCCAGCGATACCATTTCCACTATCCTGTGCAGAGAAGGCCCCAGGCTACTCGGGGACATGGACGGCAACGGGCGGGTGAATCTGATAGACAAAATGATGTTCTTTGTGAGTTCAGGGTCATCCCGTGGAGGGGTCCGATTTTCGGAAAAAGCCGATTTCAACGGGGATGGTGCAGTGAATCTGATCGACAAGATGCTGATGAATAAAAACGCAGGAGTTAAGTAATGAACATTTTGAAGAGACTTCTCGCCACCCCGGCACAGCAAAAGGCCATCGGTGACATCATCACCGCCCGGATCACTGTCGAAGCTCCCGCGCCGCTTCATGGGCTAGGCTTCAATCTTCACTGGTCCAGCATCCTAGAGTACGTCGCCGGCAGCATCAGCTGGGGGGACCTGTTCGCTGGAAGTGACGATGTCTGCAATCTCCGGGATGATGGCTTTTATATCGAGCGGGCCCTGACGCCTGACAAAACAGCAACTCCCGCAGGGACCTACGCCGTTTGCACCTTGCAGTTCAAGGCGGTCACTGCGGGTGCTGCCGGGATCACCATCTCCGATCTCCTGGCGACCCGCTATCGCGAAGACGTGTCCATTGAGCAATACAACACCGAAGCTATACCTGCTTCCCTCGAGGTTGTGATGTCCGAGCCGTCAGGGAAGGTCGTCGTCAGGGTGGAGATAGTATGAGCGAGCCGAAAGACTACCTTCTGCTGAAAGCATACCTGTGCGGTCTGCGAATGGGATACCACATGAGGGCAAGGGATGCAGCCCGGAAAGAAGCAGCTGATCACCTGGAAAGACAGCCAAAACCGGATCCAGAGAAGGAGGCCAGGATCGCCCGGATATTTGCCTGGGCCCGGGGTGAGCTATGAAGCGAAACCGCAGGTTCCGCAAATCCGAACGCAAGCGCATGGCACAAGTTCTTGGTGAACTGCTCGGCCGTGAGGTTTCAGTTGAGAAAATTGCTATTTATAAGGAAATCGTCTCAGCACCTGGATGCATGCTGATCACGGGCCGTGAGAAAGTGGTCCTGATAGTGCAGGAAAAATGAACTCCCGGCCCAGGTCTGCAATATTGATTGAACGGCTTGAATGGCTTTGTGAGCGGATGTACGGGAAGTGGTGGCCCTGGTTCATGTACCGTATTCCGCCCAAGCCTCCTGTGAAATTAAAGCCGCGGCTGGACAATTACGAAATCGAAGAACTGGAGAGGGAACTCCTGGAATGGTGGAATGGGGAGGAGGGCCCAAGGTAGCAGGTGGCATCACTTTTGCACTTGGCGAAAAAACGGATAAATGGCGCGTCTGATTGCAATCCTGGATACCGGAGAGACCTTTGAACTCCCTTATTATTTCGACCTCGATCTTCCGGTGCGGGAGCGTGATGCGGATATCGCCGCGGAGATGTTCCTTGAGCTGTTTCAGGGTCAGATCCGGAGCATGACTTTACTGCAGGAGTTCGGTGATGTCGAAAGGGAATGCGCACTTTCACGGCGTGATCTGGAATCGCTTCTCAAGGTGAACGACTGGAACCAGAAAAAGACTGCGGAGGCCATTGGCTGCTCTCCCTGGTCCCTGAATTATATGATCCACGATATCTACAAGATTGTGCCCCCGCCCGGGAAAAAATGGTCGAGGCACAAAAGGCAGTCACAGATTGAGGCAGACGATGAGTGAATTCAGGAATCGCATCGCCGGATACGGGGAGGAGCCGGTCGATCAGATCATGTTCAATCCTAACAATTGGCGAATCCATCCGAAAGCCCAGCAGCAGGCGCTGACTGGAGTGCTTGAGGAAATCGGGTGGGTTCAGAATGTGATTATCAATAAACGTACCGGGCACCTGGTTGATGGGCATCTTCGTGTCCAGCTTGCAGATCGAGCTGGCCAGTAAACAGTCCCTGTAACCTATGTGGACCTGAGCGAACAGGAAGAGATTGCTATCCTGGCCACGATCGATCCTATCGCACAGTTGGCGGCAACCGACAAGGAAAAACTGGATGCAGTGCTCAAGGATATCCATGTCAATGATATCCGTATCCAGCAGATGCTGGAGGACCTGGCCAAACTGGAGGGGCTGTACCAGATCCCAGAATCAAGGGACGCTGATCCCCAGCTGGATAAGGCTGAAGAATTGCGTGTCAAGTGGGGAGTGGAGGAAAGCCAGCTCTGGCAACTCGACGCCCATCGCCTGCTGTGCGGGGACAGCACAAAGCCTGAAGATGTGGCCCGGGTGCTCAACGGCGACAAACCACTCCTCATGGTAACCGATCCACCCTACGGGGTTGAATATGATCCGGCGTGGCGTGAACGAGCCGGGCTGACAACACATACCGGGAAGATGGGCAAGGTTGTCAACGACGATATTGTCGACTGGTCTTCTGCCTGGAAATTATTCGAGGGAGATGTCGCCTATATCTGGCACGCCGGCCGCCATGCCAGCGAGGTGCAGAAATCGCTCGAGGTCGTCGGTTTCGAGATAAGATGTCAGATTATCTGGGCTAAAGACAGGTTTGCACTTTCACGCGGGCACTATCACTGGCAGCACGAACCTTGCTGGTATGCTTTCCGGAAAGGAAGCAGCGGGCACTGGATCGGCGATCACAAACAGAACACCCTGTGGACCATCCCGGCACGGGAGGACAGCGGCCATGGCCATGGCACTCAAAAACCGCTCGAGTGTATGGCTCGTCCGATCCGGAACCACAGCAGCGACTACGTCTACGAGCCTTTCTCAGGCTCGGGTACGACTATAATCGCCTGCGAAAATCTCGGAAGGAAATGCCGCGCCATCGAGATCAGCCCCGCATATGTTGCTGTGGCACTCCAACGATGGGCGGATGCTACCGGAAAAACGCCGGCGAGAATCGACTAAACTGTATATACGATGGCCTATCGCAAGGAAGATATCATTAAAGCCCTGGATGCGAGCATGGGTGCTGTGTACCTGGCAGCTGACAAACTGGGCTGCTCACACACGACAATCCTGGCATGGATCAAACGCTCGCCCGATGTGGCCGCGGTCAGGGATAAATGGCGGGGCAAACTCCTGGACCGTGCCGAGATCGCTCTTTATGAGAAAGTCCAGATGAAGGACAACTGGGCGATCGGTTTCGCTCTCGGCAAGCTGGGGAAGGATCGCGGTTATGCCGACAAGAGGGAGATAGAGATCAAGGATGAGCGAGAAATCGAAGGCAGAATCATTGCGATTCTTGAAGACCTTGGGATTGCAGGAGAAGACGGCTCTTCTGAAGAAGCTTGAGGCCATCCAGGCAAACCGCATTCTCTGGACACCGCAATCTGAACCGCAGCAGCTGGCCCTTAATTCCGACGCCTTCGAACTATTCTACGGAGGGCAGGCGGGTGGAGGAAAAACAGATCTGCTCCTCGGGCTTGCGTTGACCAGGCACAGAAAGAGTATCTTTTTCAGGCGCGAGTATACACAGATATCAGATGCCATTTCAAGGGCGCAGGAGATACTGCTCAACACCGATGCCCGGTACAACGGATTTTCCCGAACCATCTACAATGTTCCAGGCGATCGGGTTCTGGAATTCGGCAGCATTCAGCATGAAAAAGACGCCAAAAAGTACAAAGGCCGCCCGCATGATTTGAAAGCGTTTGATGAGGTTTCGGATTTCACCGAAAGCCAGTACCGCTTCCTGATCGGGTGGGCCAGGTCCACAATCAAAGGTCAGCGGGTCCGGATCGTTGCTGCCGGAAATCCTCCGACAACAGTCGAGGGGGAGTGGGTCATCAAGCGGTGGGCTCCATGGATCGATCCAGGGTATACAAACCGGGCGAAACCAACCGAGCTGCGGTGGTTTGCAGTTGTTGACAAAAAAGAGATAGAAGTCGAAGATGGTTCCCCGATCAACCATAAAGGTGAGATCATCGTGCCCAAGTCCCGAACTTTCATTCCGGCCCGGCTCGAGGACAACATCTATCTCCGGGATACCGATTACAAATCGACGTTGCAGAGCTTGCCTGAGCCGCTCCGGTCGCAGCTTCTTTATGGAGATTTTCTGGCCAAGCGCAGCGACAATCCATGGCAAGCGATCCCGACAGAATGGATAAAAAGAGCCCAGGAGAGATGGATGAAGACAGAGAGGCCTGCAGATTCCAGACTTGAGAGAATTGGCCTCGACCCCTCTCGAGGCGGAGACGACAGGACAGTGCTTGCACCCAGGTACGGCAACTGGTTTGATATTCTGAGAATCTATTCGGGTGAAGACACCGCCAATGGGCCCAAGGTCGCTGCGCTGGCACTGCACGAGTGGCAGGAAGGTTCCGAGATCTATCTCGATATCATCGGAATCGGCTCGAGTGTCCTTGATTCTCTTGAGGCAAATTCAGTTCCCGTAATGCCGGTCAACTTCGCCCAGTCTTGTGACCTGATGGACCGCAGCGGGAAGCTCAAACTTCGCAACATCCGTGCTGCCTGCTACTGGCGGCTCCGGGAAGCCCTGGATCCGGATTTCGGGGAGGAGATCTGTCTCCCACCTTCTGAGACCTTGCTCGCCGATCTGGCAGCGCCGCAATTCTCTGTCACCACGCAGGGCATACAGATCGAATCCAAAGAGGATATCAAAAAGCGGATCGGACGCTCCCCGGATGAGGGGGATGCCGTTGCCTTGACATTCTATCCTTTCCGGCGTCAGACACGTTTCGGTTCGGCTTCCGGGAATATGCGGTGATTTTACATTCTGTAGAGGAAAGGCCCAAAATGAGTTTCAGAGAAAAAGTTATCACACTCCTGGGTGGCCAACCGACGCCGGCGACAGCACAAACCCAGCCGGAACCCAGAAAATATGCAGAATCGCAGATTGTCTATCGAAGCGGGCTATCAACCCCGTTTGACATGTACTTTGACCAGTACGCACCAACCAAACAGATACTGGCACTATACGATATTATCCGTGAGGCCATCCCCCTGGCAGATGTGGCGATCCGTACCAGGGCCCGGATGCTTTCGGGGATAAGGCTCGATGGCCTTGGAAACTCTCGAGTACAGGCGGCTCTTGACCAGATCGCCTCTGTCAGAGTTGGCTGGTTCCAGCGCGGTTTAAATACTCTTATCGAACAGGCAGGGGATGCTGCACTGCATAAAGGATTTGATGTCTTTGAGCTGGTCCCGGAAGTGGATAACAAGTCCATTAATCGCACGGTCATCGGAGTCCCGGACAGGTTCAGGATCAACGCCGATAAGCCAGGTGTGCCGGTAATCGAGCAGGAGGTCACGCCAGGCTCTTACCTGCCAATGCCGCGGCAAGATTTACTCTTCCTGCAGATATTTGGCACATCTACCGGCGGACATTACGGCCGTCCGATCTTCGCGTCCTGCCCCTTCATTGCCAAGATCATTGTGCGTATTCTGACTGCCGTTGACGCTGTTGTCTGGCGGTTTGCCGATCCCACGATAGTTTCAGTTCTCAGGGGAGGAACTGCTTCTGACCTCGATGATGTCGCTGCTGCGGCTACCGGCTTTGGAACTGAGCTATCCAAGGCTATGGCCACACGCAAGTCAGGTGGAGTCTATGATGTGCAGGTTGGTGTCCCCGGAGACGGCGAGTTCAAAATCATCCTGCTTGGGGCTGACGCCAAACCGATAGACATTAACATCGATTACAAGCTTGCGCTGGAGCAACTGATTTCGGCTTCCGAGGTACCCCCATGGAAATTCGGACTTTCATGGTCAACCACCGAGCGGCTGAGTACAAATCAGAACGAGGCGGCAGTGTCGGTTATCGAAGGAAACCGCAAGGCAATGGAGCCCAACATCGAACGGTTTGTCGATACGAGTTTGATGTTGTTTGGCCTGACCGGTGCGAAGTGGCGAATGGAATGGGATCCAATCAACCTCACCGATGAAGCAGGTAAGGCCGACGCCCGTCTGAAAAACGCCCAGGCGCAGGTTCAGGAGATCGCTGCTGCGCAGTCGCTCCTTGGAACCGGCTTGATGACGGAAGAGGAGTTTATCGCTTATGCGGTCGCGCAAGGCTTCCTTCCTGAAAGCCGCCTCAAGGGAAGCTCTGAAGCACGGGTGACGGCGATCAAGGATGCGCTGAGAGTAAAGAGGCTGATGATGATGTCGGGCGCATCCACGTCCGGAGTTGAGCTGTGAGCAGTTATTTGCGCGGCATGTCGATCAAGCGGTCAATGATGCAGGCCCCGGTATTTCCAGGTATGCTCTGGTGTGGATGCGGCCATGATCACGGCAAGGCCGCATCTGAAGTAGAGCTTGCCGCCAAGCCGCATCAATGGCTTGGATTGAGCCGGATCGAGCGAAAGTTTTTCAGTGACACCATCGCCCGCATCACGGAGATGGAAGAGGAGATGCTTGAGGCCCTGCATCTGCCCCGCATCGAGAAGGTACGGGAGTATGTGGTAGATCCAGGTGAACCAGCCGGAAGGCGATGGACAGGACTCACCAGGGAGATGGAGCTTGATCTTGAGCAGGCAGTGTACAAGTTCCTCGGAGTGATGCTGGGGCCTGCCTGGGGCCGGAAAGACGCTATCCGCAAGGAATCAACTGCTATCTATGAGTTTTACCAGCTCCTGGCCCTGCAGTACGGCGTCGATAAAACCGCACAGATATTAAGGTCAACCAAAGACCGGCCGTCAGTCATCACCGCGATAGTCGCTGATCCGAACCTGACCAGGTTTCGTGCCATGCAGCAGACTGCTGGGACCCGCATCCGCACCGAACTTGCACAGAAGAACCTGCCAGAGGTGGTCCGTGATCTTGAGGGCATGGCGCAATCAGGCGAGTGGCCGATCCGTGTGGCCGCCCGGCTGCATGAATCGATTGGTGAAGGGAAAGCCTGGTACTGGCGCAGGATAACCAGAACAGAGTCAGCCCTGGCCAATAATCTCGCATTTGACCTGATGAGCCAGGAGAACGGCGTTCTCTATGAGCAGTGGATGGCCGGGCCGGACGCATGTGTCATCTGCCAAACCTTCGACAGCCGTATCTGGAGGATAGGGGAGGGGCCTGAACCAGTCGTGGATTCGCACCCGCATTGCGGCTGTGTACGCATAGGCCTGTACAATGGAGGAACCAACACTCAGGACCGCTGGACCAGGGCCAGCATATTTGATGAGCCGTACACCCGTGAAGAGCTGCAGGCACTTGATGAGCGTCTGAGATCTGGCCGCGGGGTCAGATACATGGATTTAGCACAATAGAAAGATAAGGAAGAAAGATGATTTACACCTGCAGGCGATGTAAAGAAGAGGTCTGTGTCACCGAGGAGGATGTTCGCCGCGCAGAGGAACGTGGGTATCTCTGTGATCTCTGTTTTTCGGTTATCGTGGAGCGGAAATATCAGCGTTATCATCTCAGGCGTGCCAGATCTGTTTTCTCGCCATCCAGCTCTGCTCTCGGAGACTGGATTATTGAATCGGTTGTGCGCGAGCGCTATCAGGAGGACAATCCCACCGAGGAAATCATTTACCTGGGACTGGCCGATGCCGAGGAGGCAATCAGGGTATACAGGCCGGACAAGTTTTTCTGGTCGTCAATCACCAATTTTATGGAGAAGCCAAAAAGTTACAAGGTGATTGAGTATAATCCAGCGGTCGAGGCGACGCTCCTCGCTGCTGAAGGCATATATCCGGTCTATGACTGGAGCAAGTCCGAAAAGATAGAAACACCAGAGCGTTATGCGGTTTTGAGCTTTCGTAACGTCATAAAGTGCGGATGGAAAAACGCAGAGCCGATCATTGCCAACCGGGTGATGCTTCGGCTTGATCTGCTGGTTGAGCGTGGGGTTCTTGATGGTGCAGTGATCATCGGCAATGATGACCCCATGCCAGAGGTTTACATGCCGGACTGGTGTGTTGATTTGCGCAAAAAGCTCGAGCTGCCCGAGATCGCCCGGCTATGTGCAGGAGCAGCGATCTTCGTCGGGAAAGACTCCGGGATCCCTCATCTGGCCGCTGCAGCCGGATGCCAAAACATGATCGTCTGGGGATATCGGGAACGCAACTGGATTGTAAAAGCTCCTCCGGAAAGGTTCACTGCATTGTTCAGTGTCGAGAGCAAACCGGAAATGATCGCTTCTGAAATCAACAAGCGCCTGAATGCTTAGGAGATAATGATGAGCATATTGAAAAAGCTGTTTCGCAAAAGATATCTATCACGTTTGCAGGCATGGGCACGCAAATCAGGAGCAGACCTGTCGATCAGCTCCAGCGCCAACCCTGAGACCACAAAACGGGCGGTGATCATCTCTGCTCGAAATGTCCATTATACGCACCCGGTTGTAGGGCATACCTTCATGTGCGCCCAGGGGGATAATTCGGAAGAAGCAGCCCGCAGGTTTCTGGAAAAGCTGGAGCAATATGAGTACAGCATCGACCGGGGGCAAGATGCCAATCTCCGATGACCGCCTGATGATCTGCACTGGCTGGTGTGCTCACCTCGAGGGGCACAACAACAAGGCCCGGTCTGCATTACAGAATGAGAGCCTTTATCTGGGATCGGTTTGGTTACCTGTTATCCTGCACCAGGTGGAGCCCAAGGCTGTTATGGTCTATAACAGCTTGTGCGACATTCCGGCAGCGGCTGGGCTTCTCCGCTCGGATACAGTAAACATGGTCTACGCCCCCCGGCCGGCACGCGAACTGCCATACCGGCACGATTGGGCGGCGGCAATTATGGTCGCAGCCGGCTACGCCATGGCTAATAACCTCGACCTGATGTTCATCGAGCAGGATTGCCTGGTATACCGCCTGAAGGATTTTCTCGACTTCGCCAGGATCAGCAATCACTCGATCTGTTACGGATATGGTGAAGGTGCGAGCCTCTATGATAATTGGGCGGCCAATTCGCTGATCTATTGCTCGTGGTCTCTTCTTGATCAGTTTATCGTCGCCCTTGCCCAGACAAAGGATATATCAGACGGGCAGGTCAAGCTCGAGGAGCGCTTTCACGACCGCGTCATGTCGGTCGTCGGCGGCGAATATTTCCGTCCCTGGCCATGGGGAGTTGATCGCATCCGCCCGCTGCCAGAAGGTGATGGTCCGTTCTACGCGCAGCAACTCACAGACGATGAATTGGAATATATGACCGCAAAAATTACAGGTGAGCACAATGAGTGAAAAAGGGTATCTGAAGAGCTGGCGGTTTTGCGAAGAGTGCCAGAACGTGGTACACAAAAGCGGTGACGGATCGTGGCCGGCATGCAGCCACGACTGGAGGCCAAACAGCCCGGCAGGGGTTCTGTCAAACCAGAAGAAAGAGCTGGATTATGCCTTGTCATTACGAACCGAGATGCTGGACGAAGACGCCCCGCGGTGCTACCAGTCCCCGATTGAGCTTGAATATTTAATTGCTATGCTCCCAAGAATTTGTCCAATCGCGCCTATTATCATTGTTGAGATCGGATCCTATCATGGCGGGACCGCAGCCATTTTGAAGAAAAAATTCAAATGCCAGCTGATTTGCATCGACCTGAATTTCGAACATTGGACCGCCCCTGAAGATATCGCGATACGAATCGAAGGGGATACAAGAGACGAAACGACACTCGAAGCTGTTAAGAAATATCTTAACAACAAGCCCGTTGATTTCCTTTTCATCGACGGTGACCATTCTCTCGATGGCGCACGGAATGACTGGGCAAAATACTCCCCGCTGGTCCGGAATGGAGGAGTGATCGCGTTCCACGATACCGACGCAATCCCTGCCGTGAAGCAGGTATTCGATGAGGTTCCCGGGAATGTGAAAATCAATATCGTCAGCTATCAGGGGATTGGAATCGTTATCAAACAGGCATAATATTTGCTCAAGCAGCGTAAAGCTTTATAATCAACACGGAGACTTCAATCATGCCTATCACCAGATGCCAAAAATGCGGTATTGAAATATGCTACCCTCGAGGCGAATCCGCGCAGCATCTTTGCCAGAAAGAGATCTCTGTCGCTCCTGAGCCCATGGCCGATATCCCCCTTGAAGAGGCCGAGCCTGAAAAGGCCAAGGACGATTTTGAAGAGGGTGAGAACGTCGATCCCGATATTCAACCGAAACACCGGCGAAAGCGCTTCTCTGATCCCGAGATGCAAGAGGATGTCAAGTAATGAAGTATCAGTTCCATTGCCCATGGTGCGGCAAGCGGTACTTTGATTTCGATGCGCTCGCCGGGGAGATAGGATTCCGGTGTGAAAGTGAGGCCTGTAAAAAGGCTGGCGAGCGCAGAATTATCTTTTCAAGAATTCAGGGTATTCAATTTGTAAACGGCCAGAGGCCGAGAAAGAACCATGAAGCTTAAATAGCCGGTTTCCATATTCAGCACCCCAAGCGGGTCGATTCCGCCGTGGGCCTTTGAGCAGAGGCGCGGCGATAATCGGCCCGCTTTTTTATTTTATGGAGATTTTGATGATCCTTTATCAGGGCGACACCAGGCGCGGATTCGTTTTCGGGCCCATCGATGATCCCGAACAGATAAAGCAGGCTGATGGTGTGCGGCTATTCGGCAAGATGCTACGCTTCGATAAAAAGAACTTTGCCGATCCTTACCAGTGCGAGCAGTGGCTTGGGAAGACTGCTCCGGACGCTGAAGTGCTGCACGTCAAACGCCTCGAGGCGAAGACCAAGTCCATTGAGCTGAGCGATCAGGAATGGGAGGAAATCCAGCCATTTCTGGTAAACCCCGATGCTATAGACCGATCGATGGTCCGTTCCTACAAATCCTACCTGGCCAACAACGTCATCGACCGGGATGTCGAGCGTTTCCCGGTCAAGATGCTGCGAAACTTTGTCCGCACCCTGCCCGGAAAATCCAAAATATTCAACCACGACTGGTGGAATGATGCCGGTGCTGGCCGCTACTATTCAGCCATGCTGCAGAAGGTCTCTCTAGAGGAGATGCTGCAGATGTGCGGGGAGACTCCATTCAAGGACTTTCGCAAGCTGGCCGAAATCGCCCAGGAACGCGACGGCGGACTATATTGGCTGGTAGGGAAATACTATATCCCGGCAACAGATAGCGAGCTTACAGTCAAGATAGATATGGGGATTTTCAACTGGGAATCCATTGGCTTCCGTGCCCCGCGTCTTGATGACGTCAACGACGAGAATGGGAAGCTGTTATTCCGGGAATGGATAGACGGAGATTCCAGCCGGACGGGGGAGGCTACCGAGGGAAGCTGGGTATTTCTCGGCAGCCAGTTCGGAGCCCGCACAGGAAAGAGCGCCATGGACTCGGCGCTTGACCAATCACTGATGGTCGAAATTGATGAACTCATCGAAGCGAAATTCCAGGAGCACAACCAAGCAAAGGAGCAAAAGACAATGCCCTTCAAGATGAAAATCGCCGGCATCGAGCGCGAGCTTGATCCGGAAAAAACCGACGAGCTGGAGCAGTTTGCCAGTGAAGTCGAAGCCAAGATCACTACGGCACAGACCGAGCTGAATGATCTCCGCGAGAAAACCACCGCGATGACGACCGTTCTGAATGCCGCCGGACTGAACGAAGCGACTGAAGATCAGGCCAAGGTTGTCGCCGCAGACGCGAAGGCCTACAGGGACAGCGCCATCGAGGACGCCATGAGGTACGGCGGTCTTGCCGGCGTGATCCCGGCCGATGAAGACAAGGCGAAAGCCCATCGTGAAACGATGGCGAAGCTTTCGACCGCGGAAATTGTCGCCATGGCTACCGGATACAAGGCGGCCTACGAGGCGAAAAATCCGCCCGATCAGCAGATCAAAGACGAGAAGCCCGACGGCAATAAGGATGGTGACCAGGCCAAAGGCATCAAAGCCGATGACCCGAACGCCGCCCTTTACGTCATTTAGTCCGGGCGCAAAACCATAAAACCCCCTAACGGAGGAAACATCAAATGCGTGGAATGTTCATCGCTGGAGACCGGGGCGAGCCCTTGCTCTGCACCTGCTTCCCCGACTCCTCTCTCAAGACCGTGATCGACGCTGCCATGGCCGCGGGCACCAGCCTGGCCAAGTACTTTGTGCAGTGGTCGACCGGCGCAAATTTCGAAGTAGCATCCCTAGGCGAAAACGGTGTTGTTCAGGGCAGGATCGTCGATGTCGAATCGTATGTCACCACCGCGGGCGTACATACCTACATCCTGACGGTCGAGTGGTTCTGGTATGTCGACCGCAACAGCGCCAAATACCCGGCCACCCGGATCACCGTCCTGCCCTATGAGGGCAGCGCCCCGGCATTGGGGACCACCGTCGCCTGCTACAGCACGACCTACAAGAGCGTCAAGGATTACACCACCCTGGGTGCTGGCCGTGTCATCGGCGTCGACACCACCAACACCATCGTTGCCGTGATGCAGTAAGCCGCGGCCGGACCAATAACTCAAAACGAAAGGCAAATCCATCATGGATATCCGCACCAAACACCCCTGGATGCCTGCCTCCGGTCTCGAAGT